TTTTTAACTGGCATTCCTGCTGGTCTAATATGTGAAAGATCATGTCCAACTCCTCCACGTCTTTTCATTAATTGAATTTGTTCTTCATCAACTTGCATAATTGATCCATAAGAATCTGCAGGATTTCCAATCACAAAGCAATTAGATATTGACACAACCTGGTTATCATTACCAATTCCAGACATTGGTGAGCCTTGTGGTATAATATATTTAAAATCCTTTATCAAATCAAATATAAAATCTTCAGATAATGGATTTTGATATTTTAATTCTATTCTATATATCTCTTTTGATAATCTTCTGTGCATATCATTAGGAGTCAGTTCATAATAAACAGTATCGTTATCTGCGGTATCTTTTAATGCATACTTATTTACCCAAACATCAGAGGCTAATGTATCACCCTTGAAATATTTTAATGATGCATCAAATGCGTCTTCTCTTTTAAAATTCATGTTATTTATTTTTGTTTTTATTATATAAAATTTATATTATTTAGGTTTGTTAAATACCCACGTTGTTTTAGTTCTACTATTATATGTGTTGCATATTCTTTATCTAATAATTTAAACATATTAAATATATTATCTGTGAAATAATATGATAGTTCTACAAATATTTCAGATTTACTATATTCCTTACCAATATTATTTAATAGCATTTTATAATAGTCATTAAATGCTTGTTTGTTTGGTTTTCTTCTATTGGATGAAAAGTCCAAATCTGTTTTATCATTAAGTAAAGTATAAATATCTCTTTGAAGATTTAATCTATCTATATAATCTTCATAATGTTTACTTTCAAATTCATAAGATGATCCAGCTTCTATTGGTAATCCATCATTTAAATTAAAATCTTCTTGTTGATTAATATTATAATCATACTCTTGCTGATCTGCGTTATCTTCAACTTTACCTTTAAATATAGTATCTCTTGATAATGCATGTTTACCTTCAAGCTTATGATTATTAGTGTTAAATTTAACCATTATATCAATATCATCTTCATCATCTTCATCATCTTCAACAGAAGTAGAATCATCATCAGATGAAACATCCAAATTTTCATCTAATAGATTCAAATCATCTTCCAAGTCTTCTTCCAATTCTTCTTCCAATTCTTCAGTAGATTCATTATCTAAATCATCATCTAAATCATCATCAATCTTTTTATTGTTTTTCATTTATTATTTATTATTTATTATTTATTATAAAAATTAATTTTTCAGTAATATCTTCATCATATTTTATTCTTATTAATATTATATTATTTTTATCACAAAAGTTATTTTTTATTTTATCTCTTTTTTTAGATATTATAAATTGTGACTTACCTCCAAATCTTTCAATTTCTTTATAATGTTGAAGTCCATCATATTCTATACAAATATTATAATCTATTAAATAAAAATCAAAAAATAGAGCAGACTTATAAATACAGCCATCAAACTTCTTTTGTCTCTCATAATTTATATTATTTTCTAATAGAAAATCGTTAATTAATATTTCACCTTTTGATTCTCTACATCTAGGACAACCACACCTTAAATGTGTATCAGGAGTTTGATAAAAAATATTACCGCATTTTTTACAAATAATATTCACTTTAGTGTGAGCATTTTTATAATCATTTTCAATTAAACTATAATCATATTTAAAATTGTGATATTTATTAAAATCCTCAATAACTATTTTTATATCTTTACTTTGATTTATTTTGCTTCTTTCTGTTCCGCATTTTATACATCCTATTCCTCTAAGATGAGAATCTGGTCTTTGATAAAAAATACCATGAATGTTACATAAAATTTCTACTTCTATCTTATTATTTACATATTCAGTATTTGAATATGTATAATAATAATTATGAATTTTATTTGATCTTTCTATAAACATTTCAGTATTTAATCGTTTGCTCATTATTTAGCTCCTATTAAAACATCATTCTCCATGGTTAAATATTTTGTATTAAAATCAAATCTCACTTGTTCTTCATGATGTTCACCATCTCTCAATTTTAATATTTTAAGCCTGTATATATTGTTTCTTTTCATTTCTGGATTTCTAATAATACCCCAAACTGAATCTGCTGTATCAGCAATCGCTTTACTTTCTGGTATAGCAGCAAGATTGATATCAGATGCTCCCCAAACACTTTTATCTGTTTGTGTTGCTGTGATAACCGCGCATTCATATTTATCAGCAATACGTCTTAATCCTTCTGCTAAATGTTTACCTTTAAGATATAACATACTTGAAATATCAAATCCTTTTTCAATTGACATAATATTTATATAATCCACAATCACCATTCCAACTTTAATTCTTTTAACTTCTTCGAATTTTTTAATATAATTATCAATATCAGTTACTGTACAATCACTAGTATTATATTTTTTTACAAATATTTTACCTGGTTGTGAATCAAACAATCCTCCAACAGAAGATTGAGATTTAATATTATTTAATTTGTGTTTCATATAAGATGTATCTTTTGATTTCTCATCATATTCATCTACGTTAATTTTAAGTCTCATTGAACCTAATCTTTTCATTACTTTCCTAGTTGCCATTTCTAATGTAATGAGCAAAACATTTGTTCCTGCATTTGCAGCATTTGTAGCTATATTATGTAACCACATTGATTTTCCAACATTTGTCTCACCCATAATTACATTAAAAGTAGATTTACTCCATCCTCCTCCTAATATATTATCTATACATGGCCATCCTGATGGTATACAATTCTTTGATACCATTTGTTTATGAGATTCTGGATCATCAAAATCTGATCCTAAATCATCATCATCATCATCAACCATAAGTACATTTGAAAACATACCTTTCATTTTTTGAGCGATTTCAAGAGCATTATGATAATTCACTTCTTCAATGCCTCTAACCATATCAATACTTTTAAGTACATCTCCTTTTAATTGGTTTTGAATTTTCCAACCTTTAAACATAGGAAGTAACCATTCTGGACTGAAATCACTGTTATCGGATTGAAGAAGTATCTTTATTACTTTATCATTTACTTTATTATCTGAATCAGCTAATTTAACCATAGAATAAATTTGCTGAGAACTAGGTACACTATGACTTTCACTTTTAATATACTCTTCTCTTATTACGGTGTAAATAAATTGTATATCCGAATTTCTAAAGAAAAAAGGTTCTACTTTGGAAAACTGATCAGGATTGACCAAAATATGAACAAAGTAATGTTTTTCCATGTTTGTGTTTGTTGTATCTGCCATATAAAAGTATTATATTAAAATTTAATTATTGTTTATTTATTTTCTATTTTTTAATTATTATTTGTATTTAAGTAAATAATGTTTCATCAGAATCAATATCAAATTCATCTGAAGTTATCATATCTTTATCTTCAATTTCATTTAATCTTTCATCCATTTCTTCTAAATCTTTCATACATTCTTCATATGAAGGATATTTGAAATAATCATAAATAATTGGTTCCATTTTTTCTAATACATCTTGAGTAAATACCTTTCTGTTAAATAATTGGGTTGCTGCAACTGATTTATCCAAATGTTTAACATACCATCTATTTGTTGGCTGATAAGTTATTTCACCTGTTTCTTTATTTAAAACTGGTTTGACTTTTGCAATTCCAATCTTACTGAAATTCTCAGGAGTACAGAATAAATCTAATCCTTTAAATGGATTGATACCTTTGGTGTGATCAATTTCAAACTTAACTTTCTTTGGTTTTGCCAATCTATTTTTACCTGCTTTTGCAGTTATAATAGAACCAGAACGACCTAAATCCATTTCATCTTCTTCTCCAGTTTTCAATTTTGCATCACTTAAAAAAACAATACTACTAGCAGCGTAATATAGTCCTTCTCCACCTGACATAATAGTTTGAGGAAACATATCTTGTGTCAAATAAATATGATTTGTTGCCACTAATGGTACTCCTACAAATCCTAAATCATTTGTAATAAGTCTAACAAGAGATTTAATTTGTTTTGCACGTGTCATATCTTGTTTAATATCTAATTTAAGAGTATCAGCTTTTTCTTTTTCTGATGATAACATACCAATAGAATCTAAAAAGAAAATTGTTTTTGAAACATCCATTCCTTTTTCTTTCAATTTTGTCATATCATCTAACATTGATGTCATAAACATTTTAATTTTCTCCACAATATTAGTTCTAATTAACATAAAAGTATTTGAATCAGATGTATTAATTCCATACATATCAAAATCAGATTTTTCAATAGAAAACTCAGTATCAATCCATACAATATTATATCCTAATTTCTGAGCATTTCTTGCTATATTAAGAGAA